TGCGCCGTTTCCGATTCAAAGCTCTGGATTTGAGAGCAAAGGCGATGGTTCACTTCCAAGACCAAAGCTAGCAGTTTCTAATCAAGATTTTTTCGTATCTAACTTGATCAGAAGATATAGCAACTTAGTTGGTGCAAAAGTAGTCAGAAAGCGTACTTTTGTTAAATTTCTAGACGATAAAAACTTTTCGCCAACAGCGGCTAAACCTCTTGGAGCTAATCCTTATGGTAGCGCAGACCCAAAAGCTGGCTTAGAAGATCAAGTATTCTTTATTTTAAGACGGTCTAGCGAAAGCAAAGCTGTTGTAGAATTTGAGTTGGCTTCTCCACTTGAACTTGATGGCGTCAATTTTCCGAAAAGAATTGTAATGTCTCGTTACTGTTCTTTTCATTACAGAGGAAATGGATGCCGTTACATGGGCGCGCCTGTTGCTGATGAAAATGATTTAAAGCTTTCTGTAGCAACTGATTTTAGAGCTGGTCTTTTAAAAAGAGTTTATACAACCACTGGCAATCCAGCTTCACCAGTCAATTCATCACAATTTACTAGTAAAATTGCAGCCGCTACATTTTCTTCCGAATCCGTCGTTAGTTCGGTGACAGTCACTAATAATACTTATGTATTCACCGAATTTCTCGGATACTTTAAAGTAGATAAAGGACAAGCTGGAAGTTATTCTCTTGGAGTTGATCCTGACGATGCTGCTGAATTATTTATTGATGGAGATGTGATCGCTGGGGATTATGGCGAAGGTCCACAAAACACAACCGCTCCACAAGCAGATGGAACTATTTTCTTAAAAGAAGGTTATCATAGAGTTTTGATTAGATGGTACAATCAAGGAGGTGGTGGAGCTTTAACTATTTACTATAAACCGCCAGCAGTTACATCATGGGCTGCTGTTCCTGTTTCTAGATACTATTACGATGCAGACGAAGCCTCAACTTTAACAAGCTCTCAAAGATTTGGAACAGATTCCGCAATCTCTAAATATATTGGAATTAATGAATCAAGTTTTGGTCTATTAGTGAATAAAGATAAATGGATTAGTAACTACAATTACAAAGTTGGCGACTATGTGTATCGTGAAAATCATAATATCAAAGTAACTAAATCTGATATTAACGCTGTTCCGAATTGGGAGCCGATTCATAAAGTGTATGTTTGCGCAAAAAATCACACATCAAGCAGCACAAAAGACCCTTATTTTAATAAAGAATATTGGATTCCTGATCAATGCTCGAAAAGCCTTAAAGGATGTGCGTTAAGATTTGGAAACCAAGACGGGCTACCTTTTGGCGGGTTCCCCGGTACAGAAGAATATGGTATGTCTCAACAATAACCATGAAATCTATTATTGATCACGCAGCTACATCAAGTGTTGAGGTTTGTGGGTTTGTTCGTATTGAAAACGGCGAAATCAAAACTGAACCAGCAAAGAACATTGCTGTGTACGAAAACGATGTGTTTGAGATTCATCCTTTAGAAGTTATCAAGCAAATCAAAAGCGGAAAGCTTGCGGCTATTTACCATACTCATCCAAAGACGGAGGAAGATGAATCGAAGTTTGACCGATTTAATTGCGAGAACTCATGTATTCCTTATTTAATTTATAGCAAACAAACAGAAAAATTTAATCTTATCATTCCAAAGGTTCCTCATGTAAACAAAGAGTATATAGAAATACTCAAGAAATACTATGACTAACGTATATCTACATGGAGAGTTGCGTAATCTATTTGGAGAATGTTTTAAATTAAACATTAGCTCTCCAAAAGAAGTATTTTCGGCTATTAATGCTAATAAAAAAACTTTCGCTAATACTGTTAAAAAATTAGCTATCAAAGGAGTATTATATAGAATTGTTATAGACGATGAAGTATTAAGCAATCCTAAAGAGTTAGATGTTCAAAAAGCTCCAAAGGAAATGCACATCGTTCCTGTTGTTTGGGGAGCTGGAGGTAATTCAGGAGGTATATTGATGTTAGCCGCTGGTATAGCTCTTGTAGCTATAACTGCTGGTGCTGCTGCTCCTGCTTTGGCGGCGGGCTTGGGGTTAACAACTACAACTGTATCTGCGGCTGGAGTAGCCACAACTACGTTAAGCACTTTAGGATCTGTTGTTGCCAGTGTAGGAGCAAGCCTAGCTATCCAAGGAGTAATGACCTTGCTATTCCCACAACCCAAACCAGACTTTAATCAAGAAGTAGCGGCTGGCGGCAAATCTTATCTTTTCGGTAACAAGCCTAGCAACGTATCGCAAGGGCAAGCTGTTCCTGTTGGATACGGAAGATTACTAGTAGGTTCATCACAAATTAGCGCAGCCACAAATCATTATCCGTTGGCTACAGACATTAAACAGTTGATGACTCCTGTTGATAAGCCGATCAATGATTATACTGAGTTAGTTTCAGAAGATGAGGCTCCGTCTCCTTATGGCTTAAACGCAGACGGATTCTCTACCAATCAATCAGCAAATGATTCTGAAAGCCAAATTTTCTCAAGCATTAATATATTAAATTCTTATATTAATGTTATTACAAGTTCAGCGGGAAAAGTTGCGACAGATCCAGTTGAAGTTGTAGTTACAACAAACGGAGAAACTGTATCTAATCCTGATTTATCTACATACAATCCTGACATTGTTTACGATTGGAAAGAGTTGTCGGCAACAAAGAAAGGAGCTGTTGCAATAGAAACTGCGTTCTCATTTCAAAATGGTTTAGCTTATAGATCATATAATCCAAATAAATTTGAACTAAAAACTAAATCGACAAACTCAGTAAACACTGCTGCTAATTATTTTGTACAATATCCGACAAACACTTTAGTAACATGGGGTCCAACAGAATTTGCTAATTTAGATTTTCCAACATTTGATCCTTCTTATAAATTTGTACGAAAAGAAATTGCGAAATACCTTCAAACCAGCGATATAACAGCGGCAGCGAGATCAACTTTAACCGTAACAATTACGACAAAAACAGATCATGGTTTTGTTGTTGGAAATGTTGTAGATATATCTGGGCTAACTGGAACTACGAATGCTAACGGGTTAAAAAAAATAAAAGCAACTCCAACGTCAAACACATTTACTTACGATTTAGTCAGTGGAACCTCTACAGAAACATATACAGTAACAAATTATCCAAAAGCTATTTTAACACGTTATTTTGTAGCAACTCTATCAGGATATTCTCCCAAAACTATAACCGCCGCATCAAGAAATTTAGACACTGTAACAGTAACAAGTTCATCTCACGGATTAAGTGTGGGTAACGTCGTTATTATTGAAGGTTTAACTGGAACAGTTTATCCAAATGGGACCAGAACGATTACAGAAGTAACGACGGATACATTTAAGTTCGTGATATCTGGCGCGACTTCAACAGAAACTTACGCAGCAGCCGCAACAGCGAACGCTTTAAGAGAAACTCAACCGTTTCCAATAGTAAACAATGCCGTCAACACTTCTTTTTGGGCGGAAATAACACCGCCAACTCTTCAGTCAACGTTCAAAGCGCTAAAGTCTAATACTGGAGTTATCCCAAATTTGGCAGCTTTAGGGGGCGATTGGGCTTCTGCTTGGCTAGAGGTCGCAGGGCCAACCACTTCTCCAGTAAATAAAGCAGATCTTGATTCGCTAATTGATAATTTCCCAGCATATACTGTTCAAGGCGTTTATGATCAAGAATTGAATATGACTAACTTAAGAACGATAACAAGTTCAACTCTTGATAGAAATTCTTTAGATAATTACGCAATGGAATTTTACGGCTACTTGTATGTAGAGATAGACAAAACAAAAGTTATCAACTCTTACGACGCTCAACAAGGAATTACTTACGAAATCGTAAAGATAGGAGATACTGGACAATGGGCTGAATTAGGATTAACTGGAGCTGGAGGAGCGGCAATAATGCCAGAATTAGGAATGACATTCACCAAAAATGCAACTGTTCCATCTTCTTTAGGTAATGGGAAAATATATCCGGTCAATAAATATTCATTTAAAATAGACTCAGATGACGCTGCTGATCTTTACATTGATGGCCAGCTCGCAAGCTCTTTTTACGGAAATCATGGATTTGATATGAATTTAGCTCAAGCTCCTGAAATAGCTGATTTAAGTTCAACAACTCAAGAAATCACTCTCACTCTTGGCTATCACCGTTTGTATGCAAGATTTCAAGATGGCATTGGTTCCGATGGTATTAGTTTGTACAGCAAATCAAAATTAGATGGCGGCTCTTATTCTTCTTACGCATTAATCGCAAAAGACAAATTATTTTATTCAGTTTTAAATGATTTGAATGTTTCTAAATCAGCAAAGTTTAGAAGTAAGGTGCTGCCCATTGCGGCGTCAGCTATGAAAGTCGGAAGAAAATACAAGATTATTACTTCTGGCACAACAAATTGGACAGCTATTGGCGCTCCATCTTCTTCCGTTGGAACAGTATTCTTTAAAACAGCAGGATCACCAACTGGTAGCGGCGGTTTTGTTTTTGAAGATTTGTTAAGTTACGCGCAACAAACTTCCGCTACTTCTAATCGGTTGGTTCGGTTTGTGTCGCAAAGACCAGTTTCTTCAAAATCAGGACTTTCTGTTTACAACGCTCAATGGCAATGCTCTGCAAAAATAGGCGCTTTGGAATTAAAATCTGCGCCAGTAAAAATTTCGATAACATTTAATGCGACACTTGCTAATACATCTGCAAGAGCAGTAATAGATTCTACGTTATCTTATAATGACCCAGCAATAAAAAAAGATAAATAAGATGAAAATACTGAATCCATTAAGATTTATAAAAGGAGCTGGTGGAAGCAAACCGCCTGTGCCAGCTCTTGTTCCACCTCCTTCTGGTCAAAATTTAAAGAAATCAATATCTATATATGAATGCGTCGATTTGATTTGTGAAGGGCCAATCTATGGACTAGTAGATCAATATGGTAAAAAGGTTTACGGTTTAGATATGCTAAAAGGAATATATCTTAATGGAAATGCAGTTATGAACTATAAAGGCGAGTATAATTATAGAAACGTCATGATGGAGATTAATTTTGGCACCGAAAATCAAAAGCCATTAGTTAATTTCAAAAACGTTCATATCGCAAAACCAGTTAATTTTAAATTACTTGGGCCAATTACGCCAAATCCTCAACCAGATGAACAAAGAATTAATCCAAATAAAGATCAACCAATCAGAAACTTTGTAAAATGGGCTATTAACTCAGAAGGATGGCCAGATAAAGCGCAAGATCCTTATTTATTTATTCATAAAATTAAAAATAGAGACGTTAAAAAATTAAAAGTGAGTTTAATTGTAGAAGCTTTGATGGATACTGTGTCAGAAGGAACTGGGTCAGGAGTAGCTGGAGAAATGGGCATGAGTAAATCATCAAGTTTAGATTTGATATTTAAATGGGGAGTAGAAGGAAGTTCTGTTTATTCTTCAAAACGAATTCCAATTTCAGGATTAGTTCAAAGTCCTTGGGCTTATATGATTGGAAATGGAAGCACAAGCTATACGCAAGCGCCTTCAACTTACAGTGCTGGAGCAAGCTCTTCTAATCCTTTTGCAAACGGAGGTAACGGAGCAACTATATCAGTAAATTATTCATCTAATTCGTTCCCCGAAATTAGAGTGCATAGTGCCGCTGATGTAATCATATCTAATGAATTCCAAACTTAACCAATGCCTATTATAAGAACAGCTCAAGAAGATAAAGCGTTAAAAATTAAACCTAGAAATTATTCTAGTGTATTGTCGTTGATAAATTTTCTAACTAAACGCAAGATGGTTGATTATACTCCCAAAGCAGTAGTCAGATTAAATTATACCGCTAGTTCAATTGGAACTGGAGCTGGAACATCTAAAATATTTAACGCTTTGGCTAGCGCAAGCTATGTAAAAGGTACGGCAATAACGATTAGCGGCACTGCGACATATTTATTATCGCAAGGAGCTAACACCACGCTAATGCCAGCTACTAAAATAGCAGCTCAAATAGATGTATCTAGAACAACCTCTACTTATCCAGCTTACCAAGTAGAAGCAGCAGCGACTC